ATCCGGCACAATCTGCATGTCATTCAAGATAGCGGACTTTTTACGCTTATGTTCGGAAGCCGCAAAGGCACGAAAGATGAAGCCCTCGTAAATCGGTGGTATGATGCGCTGGTCGAATATACCCTCGCCAATGCTGCAGGGGCTACCTGCGTCGAGGTGGACTGCCAGAAGATATTGAGCCCGGCAAAGGCGTGGGAATTCCGGGAGCGTATGCGCCGCGACTTACCGAATAATAGAATTATAAATGTATTCCACCTCGAGGACGGCCGGGAGGGTCTGGATCGAATGATTGAGTTCTCGGATTACATCGCGATCAGCGTCCCGGAATTGCGGGTGCACCATAAAAAGGAATATGTCCCGCAGCTTGCACGCTATATCAAAAGCCGCAAGCCTGCAATCGACATCCACCTGCTCGGATGCACGGAGCTTGCACTCTTGCATGAATGCCGCTTTTGCACCTCTGCGGACTCTACAACCTACGTCGCCGGGAAGCGCTTCGGATACATACAAGGCGCGCACATTTCGCGGCTAAAGAGCGAAGCCGTCCGGCAGTTAGTAGGGGGGGGGTATTTACGACCATGTGCGCGAATACAACTCGCCGATGAATACGAATTTTCTCCTGACGAATATCGAGCGGCTCAAAGCCGACTACACAAAGCACGCAGGAAACCAAGATTTTGTGAAATATGAAAAAGACTGAAAATAATCTCATTCTGCTGAACATCATTTTTGTTGTCAGCATCGTTGTGGCCAATGTCGTCGGCTGCAAAGTGATCGGGCTACCGTGGACGCTGGGAGGCATCCCTCTTTTGCTATCTGGTGGCGCAATTACCTACGCGTTCACATTCCTTTGCACGGATGTGATCGGTGAAATCTGGGGCAAGCAAGAAGCAAACAAAGCAGTCAAACGCGGGTTTGTCGGACAGCTTTTCGCCCTTGCGCTTATCTATGCGACGCAACTCATTCCGGCAGTCGATCCGGACATGCAAGCAGCCTATGTCAAGCTACTGGGACAGTCGCCGATGTTCGTTCTCGGCTCTCTCTGCGCTTACTATGCAAGCCAATCGTGGGACGTGTGGATATTTCACAAGATCCGCGACCGCTTTGAGGGCAAACCGCATCTGCGCTGGATCTGGAACAATGCCAGCACGGCAACCTCGCAAGTATTTGACACCATTATTTACGCTCTAATCGCTTTTGGTGTCGGGATGGGCTACTTATGGCAGCCGGGAGGTTTGAAAGCGATAGCGGGCATTATAGCGGGTCAGTACCTGCTCAAATTATGTTTGGCGCTGCTCGATACTCCGATCTTTTATGCACTAACGAGGAAAGGGAACGAAGATGCCTGAAGCCTACACTCCGGAAGAACTCGCCCAAGAGACTGCAAAGATCCGGGAGGCGTACCCGTCTCTGCCGGAAGAGACCTGCGAACGGTACGCGAAAATAGCACTAACGAATAAACACGCACAGCAATGAACGAGATAATTGACATACTGCTCGGCGTGGGAGTATTTGCCCTGCTCATGCTGGCATGTACCTGCGTGCTCGAGGTCTTCAATAAGTACGACATCCGCGTCACGCATAACGGCAAAGAGATATTCAAATCTAAAGCGCTGGAAATATGATAATAGACCCGACAAAGATTGTAAGGATAGCATATTTATATTATGCCCTTGTAAATTCGTACGCCGATGCCCTTATAAGCCTCAACAAGACACCCAAAAGCCAAGAAGACAAAAGATATCGCTTATCGCAAGAGGTAGAAATGAGGAGGGCGCACCTCGATCGGCTGCAGGCAATGTGGAAATGTCGTCAAGAGCAGCCAACGTGGATAGCGACACAAAATAATAATTTTAGCGTATATGGACTTTGAATTAGCACTGATCGGGATAATAATTGCAGTCGCTGCGGCTGCTTTTATCCTGCCGACGATTGCAGAAGCATTCGAACAACCTCAAAAACCAAGAGATATGTATTACGTTCAAAAATCTATGGAGATCAGCGCATCGCACCGGCTGGCGCTGAACTATCCAAGCAAGTGCCAAAACCTGCACGGCCACAACTGGCATGTGCGCGTACACTGCAAGAGCCGGACACTCAATGAGAACGGCATGGTCGAAGATTTTACGCTTATTAAAAAAGCGATACAGGACAAACTCGATCACAAGAACCTCAACGAGGTATTTGATTTCAACCCGACAGCGGAGAACATGGCGAAATGGATGTGCGAGCAGATCCCGACCGCCTATAAGGTCAGCATCCAAGAGTCTGACGGTAACATCGCTGTATATATAAAGGAGGGCGAGCGCGATGAAGATCAATGAGATTTTTTATAGCATACAAGGCGAGGGCTATCATGCAGGCACGCCTGCGGTCTTTGTCCGTTTCTCCGGATGCAACCTGCGTTGTCCGTTCTGCGACACGAAGCACCAGGAGCACATCGATATGTCTCCGGATGAAGTTCTCGCAGAGATCCTGCTGTACCCTGCCGACCTTGTTGTGTTCACGGGTGGCGAACCCTCTCTGCAACTCTCGGCTGAACTCGTAAACCAGCTGCACGCATTCGATAAGACCGTCGCCGTCGAAACAAACGGCACGCGACCGCTCCCGGTTGAGGTGGACTTTGTCACGCTCTCGCCGAAATTCGAATTTACCGAACACGCCGCGCTGGACTATCTCAAAGCCGACGAACTCAAAGTCGTCTGGACGGGCGAAAACATCATGGCCAAGTACGACCGGATCAAAGCGGATCATTATTTCTTGCAACCCTGCGACACCGGAGACAAGCAGAAGAATGCCGAGATAATCGCTCAAGTGGTCGAGTACTGCAAAGCGCATCCGAAATGGCGTATATCATTACAAACGCAAAAAATAATCAATGTGCGATGAAAAAGACTATTGAACAATACCGCAGCGACATCGAGCTGCTGGCGAAAGCAATCGAGCGTGCAGGAGTTCGCTTTGATTGTATCTATGGCATCCCTCGCGGGGGCTACCTGCCTGCGATTGAACTCGGCAAGATTTTCCACGTTCCCGTGCTCACTGATCCTGCAGGCCTCGATCCGAAAGAACACCTGCGCGTGCTGATTGTGGACGACCTCGCGGACAGCGGGGCAACTCTCGCAACCTACAAAGGACATCCGAAAGCGGTCGTCTATAAAAAGATGTGCTGCAGGGAGGATGACATTATTTACGCAATCGAGATCCCGGCTCGCGAGTGGATAGAACTCCCGGACGAGAAAGGCGACACCATACAAGACAATGTGCGTCGCATATTCCAGTTTATAGGGGAAGACCCGAACCGTCCCGGACTGATTGACACACCGGACCGAATAGCCCGCATGTGCAAAGAGATATTTCGCGGATACGATCCCAGCCAAGCGCCGAAGATTACAACCTTTGCCAACGGCACGGACGGAATAGTCTGCGATGAGATAGTCTTTGACGCGGGCGATTTCTACAGCCTTTGCGAGCATCATGCACGGACGTTCTTCGGCAAATACTATTTTGCGTATATCCCGAACCCGAAAGGGCGTATTCTCGGCATCTCGAAGATCGGTCGTGTGGTGGACTACTGCTCCAGCCGTCTCCAGATACAGGAGCGCCTCGGACACGATATCTGCAATATGCTCATGCAAGCCCTCGGCTCGGAATACCCGCCCGTCGGCATGGCAATCGTGCTGAAAGGTCGCCACATGTGCAAGGAGAGCCGAGGGGCACGCAAAAAGGGGATCATGGAGAGCGCCGTTTTGCTCGGACGCTTCAAAGAGGATGCAGCCCTGCGCAATGAGTTCTACCACCTTATTGAAAGTGCTGAATGAAATGCTGCAAGCGCACTGCATATTGTTCTACCGCTCCGGCAACCGTGTCGAATATCGCGCGAACACCATGCGAGAGGTTGAGACGTACATGGAGCAGGCCAGCAGGGCGGCACGCAAGAGAGGCGATGAAATTACGCATCATGCTCTCGGCTGCTGCTCTGCGGACGTTCCGAAATGGGGAAACCCGATAGCAACGCCACAAGCCGCCAAATCTGCGCTACAATTGCCGAACGCCCCTTTCGATGAGTAATCTACCAACCGACGGGAGAAAATCGCTTAAATCGAAGATTTGACGCTAAAATCTGGACAAACTGGACACTCATATATGTATAGCGAGAAGAAAAAACAAAAGGTCATCGACTATTTGCACAAAATGGCCAGCGTGACAAACGCCTGCAAGAAAGCGGGTGTTTCTCGCAGCGTGTTCTATGACTGGAAGAAGCAAGATCCGGAATTTGCAGCCGAGGTCGAGCAGATTATGAACGAAGAGTTTCCGGATTTCGTTGAGGACGCGCTCAAAAGGCAGATACAGCAGGGGGACACAAAAGCGATCATCTTTGCGCTGAAATGCAAATGCCGCGACCGCGGATGGATTGAAAGGACGGAACAGCAGATAGACCTCACATCCGGAGGGCAGCCGATACGATATGCCGATATAATGCCGCACAAGAATGACCCTGACACCGAAACAACATGAAGCGATGGTCGCCCTCGGTGACGGGGTGAACTACCTGCTGTATGGAGGTGCGGGCGGTGGAGGTAAATCATGGCTCGGATGTACATGGCTTTTGCTGGTATGCTCGCAATGCTCCGGCGTTCGCTATTTCGTAGGGCGTAACAACCTCGTCGATACAAGAGCGTCCGTCCTCGTGACATTCACAAAGGTCGCAAGAGCGATGTCGTATGAAGCCTATCGCTTCAATGACGAGGGCATCCAGTTCGCCAACGGGTCAGTGATCGTGTTTCTCGATTTGAGCTACTATCCGAAGAAAGACCCAATGTTTGAACGGTTCGGCTCGAAAGAGTTCACGGGGGGCTGGATCGAAGAAGCCGGAGAGGTCCACGAACTCGCCTTTGAAGTATTGAAATCGCGTGTAGGTCGCCACCTGAATGATAAGTACAGCATCCCTGCGCAGATCCTGATAACCTGCAACCCGAAAAAGAATTGGCTGTATAATAATTTCTACAAGCCGTATCGAGAGGGGGAACTGCGCAAGCCGTACGGGTTTATTCAAGCGCTGGTCGAAGATAATCAGTACATCGGCGCGGACTACATCCGAAGCCTCGAAGCAATCAAAGACCGCGTCACTCGAGAGCGTCTGCGTCTGGGAATGTGGGAGTATGACGACAACCCGGCAGCCCTGCTCGATTACGATGCCATAGCCGACCTGCTGACAAACGAGCACTGTCCCAATACCGGAAAGCAGTATATCTCTGCCGATGTGGCGCTCAAAGGTCGCGATCTATACGTAAGAGCCAACCGCTCGGGAGATACTATCTATCTGACCACCGCGCCGCTCATGGAGGCTGACGAGGTCGTCGAGGACATCAAACGCAGCAGCCGGGAAAGAGCCGTCCCGCATTCGCAAATAGTGGTCGATACGGACGGTGTAGGCGCTTATGTACCGAGATACGTCGGAGGGGCTGTATTTCAATTCCACGGCGAGGCGCGCAGCTTTTCCGGGAACTATAACAACCTGAAGAGCGAATGCGGCTACAAACTGGCTGAACTGATCCAACTGCGCCGCCTGCATGTCGTCTGCGAGGACACCGCCACGAAAGCCCGTCTGCAGGAAGAGCTCGGAGTACTGATAGCCGACAATATCGACAATGACACCCGGAAGCGGGCTATCATAACAAAGGACAAAATGAAATTGATAATCGGCCACTCGCCGGACATTCTCGATGCGCTGCTCATGCTCATGGTCTTCGAGGTTCGCCCGTCGAAAGGTGGCATCCAAAGAGTAGGACTATGAACCAATTAGAACTGAAAGCAAAGATCGCCGCTCTGCTCCCTGAATGGCAGGT